ATGGCGGTTTTAAAACGCAGGCAAGGCGTCAGGAATCGGCGCGAGACTGACGGAATAGTAAAGAGCTTCAAAGCGACGAAATCCGTTCACGAAGCGTTAGGGATCGTATGCGAGCTATACGAAACGGAGAACTATCGCGACAGAACGATCAATGATTATCGGAAGTATTGGGCGGAATTTATGGAGGTGGCCGGCATACTGCCGACGGACAACGTAACGGACATTACGGAAGATCATTTGCGGTCCTATATATCAACGATGCTAAACGTACGCGATCTTTCGCCAGTAACGATAAATATCCGTTTAGGCGGCATCAAATCGATTCTTAGCCGAATGACTAAGCGCGGTCTTATAAACGAGAATCCAGCGAAAAGAGTAACGAAGCTGCGGGTCGATGAAAAGACGATTAAGATGCTCACGGACAGTCAAGTACGGCGATTCTTTAAAATGATCGATAAGGATACGTTCCCAGGCTTTCGCGATTATGTAGCGTTCCTCATTGCGTTAAAATGCGGGCTTCGTTCGAATGAGCTTGAAGGGCTTAAGCCGGAAGATATCGACTTTGACAACCTCGTCATCATGCTGCCGGGCGCAGTTAACAAGAATCGTAAAAATAGAATGGTACCGATGACTGAGCAAGTCGCGGAAGAATTGCGCCAATTACTAACGGAAATGACGGAGTATTTCGGTACATTTACGCATGTTTTCGTTAATCAGTACGGCGAGAAGATTGCTAAAGATCACTTGCGGAAAAGAGCTGCGAAGTACGGGGAAATGGCGGATTTAAAAAAGGAATGCCGACCGAGCCTTCATAGCTTACGACATACCTTTGCGATTAATTATTTAAGAAACGGCAGCGATATACGTTCCTTACAAAAAATAATGGGACACGCTGACCTCGCTTCGACGGAAATATATCTCGATTATGTAGACGATATCGTAATCGAACAGTACAGAAAAGCAAGTCGAAACGATACGCTAAAGGTTTAAAAACAAAAAAAAAGAACGCCATCCAGCGGAACTAAATCCGATAGATAGAACGTCCTAGCCTACGTCTATTATATCGGAAAAAAGCGTACTTGTCTACGTTTATTTAAGTGCGCCTAATTTTCCGTAACGGTTGTCGTCTCTTATCGAGGAGAGAAACCGAATGTACACGAAAGAAGCCTCTAAAATGGCGCCGTTCCGTTCAGTGGACGAGCTTAATGGCGCCATCCGTACACACATTTACCGCAATAAATCCGATCTAACGCCTGCCGCAATCGAGGTTCTTAAGGTGTTGTCTCGTCATGCTGTAAAAACGCCAGGCGTGGCGTATCTGAAGCTCGCAACTATCGCAGAACTAATCGGCAAGCACCGCGTAACCGTTATTCGCTCCATTAAACGACTAATCAATCTCGGCATTATCCGCAAAGAAATAAAGTATCGGCCAGTATCCGGCGGCAACGGCGCCAATATGTACGTTATCCTGCCGGCGACTAAAGCCGATGTTACCCCGTCCGTGTTACCCCGTCAAGAAGCCGAAAAGCCAGCGGAGACAAAGCCGGAAGCGCCGGAATGGAAAGACGAAGCTATTATTTCTCAAAGCAAATTAAAGTTACTACGTAATACGTATGCTGCGTTTAAGTCTGCGGTCAATACGTTTGTTAGCGATCAGAAATTAACGAGCAAGCTGTACGGTATATACCTTGCGCATACGTCGTATTTAAAAGGCGTGTATGCTGCCGATACACTTCAAGAAATCGGACTGGAAGCCGTAAGGCAAACATTTATCGCGACTAAACGGAAGGCTATACGCAATCTTGCCGGCTACTATAACGGTGTGCTGGATCGGATGCTTGACCGGTTGTTTGATGCGCGATTTGAAGACTTGCAAGCGTAAAAAAAGACGCTGAATTATCGGCGTCTAGTTTTATCTTACTCTAACAGTTTTGCAATCCGGGCACATAATCAGGTTAGCCGGAATTAGCTCAGGTGACAGTGAGTTTAATCCTTTGCTTTTTCGAAGAGACACTGAAGTATTCCCTAGCTGAATGGGTATAAACTTTTGCTCGCCTTCTTCGAATCCACAAGCTGCACATTTTATATTTGCCATTAAAAAACACCTCCCTACGCCAATTATATCAGCGCAAAGAGGTGTTGTGTGGAGGCTCGGTCAGTCTCGGCGTTCAAACTGGACGACCTCTTCGATCGGACACTCTAAGTATTCGCAAATATGAGCGATTGTAGTCAGCGAAACAAACTCACCGGCTGAAAACTTAGCCATGATTGTCGGGGAAATGCGTAGATCATCTTTTAGTTGTTTCTTCGTTATGTCCTTCTTCAGTAAAGTCATTTCTAAGGGTTTATAGTTTGGTTTAAGATTAAGGGATTTCTTAGTCATTCTAATACCTCCAAAGCACTATCTGTGGGTTTATACACCTAGTATATCACATGTGAATAAAAATAATACAAAAAAGTGTAGAAAAAATACATAAATGTGTTGACCTAAACTACATAAAAGTGTATTATAGTATCAGAAGGACGGAACAACAGCCCTTCAAAAAACAGAAAGGAGGACAGAAGATTGATTGAACTAATAACAAAGCTTTCCGTTATCGCCGCATCATGGCTAACCATTTTCAAACTCTTGTTAGAACTTAACAAGATGCGAAAAGAGACGAAAAGCAAAAAGCGACGCTCTCCCTCCAAGAAGCAACGTCGCAAGTGACTAAGACGGGGCGAAAGCCCTGGCTGTTCAATCAATTATACCACATATGAAAAAGATTAATACAATCGAAATTTTTCTAATCGTTGCCCTTTGCTTCTGGATCGCGAACATGAATTTCGCAGCACTTTCTGTTTTAGACTTCATCGGAATAGGCACCGCGGTCGTATATTGCGGGTTGATCGTGTGGAAGTTGCTGTCCCGATGAAAAACAAACCGGCGTTCGGCGGCAGCGCAGTCGTCGGACGTCACAAAACGAAAGGATGATCCATTATGACAAACGTTATTAAACAAAGCAGCCTTATTCCGGCTGAGTACGTTATATATGACTACGCAGGAGAAGGTGAGGACTTGCGGAAGGATAAACAGCTCGTTCACGTTGGCGGTAACTTGGCGATTGGGTATGAAGAAGGCTGCGGTATTATGCTTTACGAAATGGCCGGCAATCCTGGCGCGTGGGAGATCGGAGACAATGATAACGTCTTACACGATGTATACGACGATGGGTGGCTCTCTGATGTACCAATCGAAAAGCTCGCAAGCATGTCGGTTCTCGATTTCTTGGTCGCGGTTGCGGAAAGAAAAGCGAAAGAAAAGGCTGCATCGTAAAGACTTTCGACATATTTGTAAACAATTACCTCTAAAATCTTTGTGACTTTCGACATAAATCGACTGAAATATTCGTAATAGTCAGGTAATATATAGAACAAGACAAGAACATTTGTACGCTTTTGTTTCGAGGTGGCTTATGTCGGCCACTCAACGGTTGACGGGCGATGCTTAAAATCCCGTCAGCGACCGTTTAATCTTGCGGCACCCATTCGTACAGGTCATCGATTGAACACCCGATGATTACTGCGAACGTTTTAGCGGTACTAAGCGTCATTTCCTGCTTTCCTAGAACGTATTTGGAAACATGACTCTTATCGTATCCCGATTTGTCCGCAAGTTGCGTCTGCGTAAGCCCTCGCTCATGCAGCCGGTCGCGAAGTAAACACCTTCCAGGTCTATACTTCACCTTTAAGCACCTCCGCAAAAGCTTATATCGGGCTGTACGAAGGAAATTATAAACTATTGCCGTCAGTTTTTCTATTCGTTTCTGGATACACAATCACTTCGAGGAAGAAGGGGAAAAGGTTGAAAAATTTATCTGATGAAATTTTGAACTTAATTGAGGACAGCGATTTAAGTTGCAAAGAGGTTGCTAATAAGACAGGGGTTTCAGCAAGAAGTATTTATGAAATTAAAAAACGAGGGACTATTGGGTTTCTAACAATGCTGAAAATCGCTCAGGTCTGTAAGGGTGCTGATTACCATGAAAGTATGAGAAAGTGGTGTCGTTTACTTACTACCACCGAAGCTATAAGGCACGCTTTTGAATACGCAGCGATAAAAAGGGATGTTAGTCTGTTGGGTGACTTGTTAGACAGTGCGGAAGGCGACGATACTTTAAGTGCTTACTACGGGATTTATAATTTAATTTATAAATTTATGAGAAGGGAAATCGCTTTTTTGGACTTGCACGAGTTACTTAAGGAAGTTCGAATTTCAAGGGATAAAAACCTTTCGATTATCGTTGATATCTATAAATGTTATTTGCTTTATTATCAAAAGGATTTTCTAGGCATTCTTCAAATTGCAAACGCGATTGAAAAAGATATACAAAACATGGGCCGAGATAGAAGCTCTTTCTTTAAACAATGCTATATATATCGATTGGCAGAAGTTTTAATGCCAGTACATTTACACTTTAATAATTTTGAAGCTTCACGCAATTTTGCAAAAATACTACTTTACTCCAATATCAGTTATAAGACTATGTCGGACAGTTATTATTGTATTGGGATGACATATCTGGATACAGATAAAGACAATTGTTTAAAAAGCTTAGAACGTAGTTATGAGTTAATGTGTCAAATCGAACGCGCTGATTTGATAGAGGAATCCCGGATGCATTTAGAACTTGCGCGCTTGTATTATGAGGTAAAACAAGGTGCGTCCATTAAAGGCGTGGCAGGATTTGCTGAAAGGATGCAATTAAAGGGTGATTCGGATTTCGTAAAGTATTTCGAATTTCGACTAGAGAACTCATTATCCAAACTCTATGAGGGTTATAAATACTTTTTCAGCCGAAAGAATTTCTTATTTGCTAATTTGATAGCCGATGATCTTGCGTGCTTTGGAGTCGACACAGCGCAGGTTGAGGCCCTTAAGTCGATAAATCTAAACGAAAAGGTGGAGTTTAATTTTGAAGAAAAAGTTGTTAACTGTTTTAGCCATTGGAGCCGTATTAGTTTCGATCGGGTGTCTTAACAAAAGTAACACTGCTCAAAAGGCGGAAGCAAAGTCGGAATATAAAGTGGCTGAGATAAGCCCAGGGGCGTAGGAACTGAACTGCCCGCTGATAAAATAATTGGCGGGCGTACTCATTATTAAAAACACGTTTTGGCGAACGTGTCAAAAACAAAAAGGCCGACCTGTTGGCGCAGGACGACCCGATCAAATTCAGTTAGAAGACACACAAACACGATATTTATACTCTTGGCGGAGTTATCGTATTTGTCTCTCGCTGTTACTCTCACATAACAGCATTTTTAAGCAACCGAAATAACCCGAAGGTTTAGTTACTTATTTTGTATTTTATCCGTTGGCAACGGATTTTACAAGGCGAACAGTATACGAACACCTTCGGAAAATTGAATGGAGGTCAATGATATGCCAGTCGATTTCGGATGGATATTTCAAATATCCGCAGTAATCGTAGTGTTTATCTTAGGCTGCACGACATGGGCGGTTTGGAAAGAGGATTCCGACGCTCAAAACAACAACTTCGGAGGGTTCGATAATGAATAAATATAACGTTTCTCGATTAGCGGTAAAAAATGCGATAGCCCGTCTCGGTCTTACAAATGCGCAGGCACCGAACGCGTTAATTAAATACGCGCAAGGTTCTTCATTCGTTTGGTCACTCGGTTCTACAAGCGGCAGCCAAGCCGTTTACGACAACTATAACGAAAGAGTGCGCCTTGTAATTGCCGAGAACGGAACCGTATTAGACGTTTTCCCCATTGATTACGCGCTACAGTCACCGCACAACTTATCGGAAGAGGTACGCCAATCGCTTAAGGAGTCGACTAAAGAGACTTTGATCGCGAGAAGAGACAAGACCCACCGCAAGTGGTGCGAAACTGAACTCGCTTTTCACGAAAATAGTTACGAAATCGCTAAAGTGCGCCTCCAATTAATTGACGCAAGCGTCGAAGAAGCCGCGACGTTAAACAGACGTTTAGCGGACCTTTGCGCAGATAACAAGCGATTACACGAAGATAGATCAGCACTAAGAAAAGAACGGACTGAACTAGAGCGTGCTCTTGTACCTTATATCTAAGATTGCGGACGGAACTAAAATTCGAGGGGGAAACGAAATGGAAAAAGTACAGTTAGTTCGACACGGATCGACAGAATTTCCTTATACGGAGACACACAACGCCTATCTAATCGCAGCAGATACGGTAGCATTATGCGACTTTGATGCGTTGGGCGGCGGTAGGTTTGCGTTTTACGACACTGACGGCCTAACGCGAAATAAAGACGGATACCACTTATACGACGAAGCGCACCCGGAGGCATTCGCATTCGAGTTTGCCAAGACGACGGCGGCTCTTCAGAAGCTCGACGGTCGCGAAATAGCCGATATGAGCGTCGCGCAGTTCATGCGATTGTTTTTCACGGGAGGCGAAAGTTGTGTATAAAGCAGGCGAAACCGTGCGATATTGGGGCGTTAAAACTGGCGGACTGACTTGGCTCTCATCTGAAGCGATGATCGGTAAGGTAATCGACTGGCAGCGCGAAAAACAGAGTTATAAGATCGAGGGGCGGTCGGGAACCGTCCAGGACGTTCCGGAAAGGTTAATTGACGGAGATTGCGAAGTTAAAGCCGGTTAAACGCCGGCTTAATTTTTTGTCCATTTTCCGAAGTACATACGCATCTATAAGTGAGGGAAGAAATTTTGCGAAAAGGTGTCCGTTTTGGAAAGTGCTCTTGCAGTTATTTATGAGAAGATTGTGCCATTCCGCAAGTTAAACTCGCAGTTATATATGAGGAGGTAAATTTGCGCGACATTTATTTGATGTGCATATTATCGGTTGTAAAAAAGTTCTACTTCAGGTGTCGTAAAATCAGATATATATCGATGGGGCTTTACTTTTGAAGAACGAAAAATCGGTGCCAATCCGGAAGTAGATACGCAGATAGTAATGAGGGGAGAAAAAGCTTTAATTCAATGTCGCAAAACCCGGAGCTAAGATAGAGGGAGTTATTAATTTTTGTAGACTTCTGTCACAAGACGGAACAATAAGGGAGGTTTTGATCATCATTACCAATGAGTTATTCGAATTAATAAGAAGGCATCAAAATATGACGCAGGAGGAATTTGCGAACTTATTAGGGATAAGCAGAAAGACAGTAAGTGCGATTGAACGTAACAAGCGTCCAGTATCAAAAAGAACAGAACATAAACTAATTCAAAAAGTCCCTATTTCAGATAGCCTTCTAAACTACAAAATGAGGCATGACAGTCTGAAAGAATTTATAAAAACGGAGGTAAGTTAATGAGTGCGAAATCTGAATACTGTCATTTTTGCAAAAAGAAACACTCTCTTCGAAGTATTGCAGATAACAAAGGAAATGAGGTGGCGTTGTATTGTTCGAACAAAAGGTTGGTAGTTAAATCAGACATAGCGTTGTGGGACGGCGAGGACTTATACGGTAAACTTCGCGAGTATGTAAGGAGAACCGCAGACATTAGTAGCCTAAGTCGTATTAGGCCCGATAAAATCGAAGGTTTGGCGAAGAAGTTTGCGTACACCTACTGTAAACTGCCTTATGCGATAGAAAAACGTTTGGATTACGCATTTACTCAATACCATATACAAACGATTATTGTCCGGTTAAGGTCAGAACTAAGGGCTAAAGGGTGGGGAAAGAGTTTTTGATTTTGACTTAAGAAAAAAGGCTAAGAAAACCCAATAATATCTTAACATGAAAACGGGAGGGAACGCAATGGGTTCAGCGACAAACAGACCGGACCAACACCGCAAATATGAAGCGGACTATAAACTGAATGATTCCGAAGGTATACGCTCTCTATTGCGTGATTACCACAAGCTCTGTCATAGCCGAATAAATGGCGACTACGCGGCATCCGATATCCTCCTAGACTTAGAGGATGCGATAGACGTTGCGATGCTCACAGCGCTTCAAAAACGAGCTTTAACGCTAATCTACATGGAGGATCTTACACAAAGGGAAGCCGCCGACGAAATGGGGATCGAGAGAAGCGTCGTCTCAAAACACGTAACTGCTGCCGTAGATAAAATCGCAGAAATTTACGCATATTGGGCGGATAGAGGCGAAGGCTACTGCGTTAATTGAATCAAACCGGGAGTGTACCTGCCGCACTCGACGATTTAAACTATAAAACTCAAAAAACAGGGGGAATTTTTAATGAAAAAGTTTACTGAAATCGAACGCAATCTTATTACTGTTATCTTGGACGGACGTCGCAACGATTATAAAAAGGAGCATGATTTCGAGAAGGTGTTCGGTAGAAACGCAACCATCGATCTGACGGAGGGGCGTACCTTTTTACTGGATGAGGCACTGTTTGGCGTAGATGGGCCTCCGGAAATCATTTACGACCTCTTATACGAAGTGGAGTGCGGCAATGTAAGCTATGACGTTATGATTGATGCGCTTGAAGCCGCAGTAAATGGCGATTGGGAGAACGTTCCGAGTGTCGAAGAAGCGATGCGTAGGTCGGTTATTGTAGACAAGTTCCTGGACGAGCTAAGTCGCTATTACAATGCACTCCGGATGCTACTGGAGCACGGTTGCGAAGTTGAAAAGCTCAAACGCATCGATGATGAGATCATTTTGGCGCTCGGGGTGGAAAAGCAAGGTGAGAAAAGCCTTATGGAGTGTCTGGGCGACAATAAATCCTGCCAGAACACTGCGGTTCGAGTGTTCGAATCAGCGGACTTATCCTCCCTTTTTGAAACAAACTTCCAGACCCTGCGAAAGCTGATCAATTTGTTACAGGAGTTGGATGGGCATCTTCCGCAATCAGTTGAGTTCGACGCCTTTTCATGTGAATCAGTAGTATCTGATATGGCGTTTATAGTCTCTGGAGCAGATACTGAGTGGACAGAGTTTATGGAGAACGTAGGTGTTTCAATCTATGACTGCGATGCGGAGAATTACATTGAACAACTTAAGGAGATGATTGAAAGTCTATGAAAACTTACAAAATTGTCTATAAACCGACGATAAAGCCGTTATTTAAGCTCGCCGACCCTTACGATATCTATGCGTTCCCAATGCCCGAATTTACCGGGTATGGGACGGCAACAGGCGAAAGGGAAGAAACGGTTACAGCACCCAATAAACAAATCGCGAAATCTATGCTCGCCTGCAGTATCATGTCAGAGCACCTAGGCGCCGGCTACGACAGCACACCGATCATTGTTCAAGCTCTACAGAATATCGTATCAATCGAGGAGGTGCGCGAATGAGTAACGTACTAGCGTTTGGTGGTGGAGGCGAACAGGAACAGCGCAAGCCAATGCCGAATGACAAAGCCGCGCTCTTAGATAATCCGCAGGGCTTCGAGGTTTACAACCGCGAGCTCATGCGGAAAGTCTTTCCGCGCTTGATTAACGAAGCCTATGACGTAGCTTATGCCGAATACAAACGTAAGCCGGAGATACGCGATGTGGTGGCGTTTTACTTTCTGCTGCAGTCGTATATTGACGGTAACTATACGCGCAGTGACGGCACCATCAACGACAGGTTCGGCGCTTGCTTCTTAAATTATGAAACTATCCAGCAACGATTGCGGATTGAAAAGCACCGAATCAATCTGCTGGCCGCGATCTTAGAGACGAACGGGATTATACGGACGACCGGACACTACGAAGGGACGAAGCGCTTTAAGTGGTACTTTCCGTCGTTCTGTCCGCACATAACTGACGATGGATATATCGTTAATGAAGACGGTGAGAAGATCGTGCCGGACTTCGATGTGTACTTGCCGAAGCGTCGCAAACGTTGATATGACGCTTCATGTGCGCAGGACACATTAACGGTGATGTGTACAGGACACACTACGGATGATGTGCGCAGGACACATTGTAAAAAGAGAAAGACGTAAAAGAGCAATACGTAAAATAGAAACAAATAATAGCGAGCCAAATGCTTACGCCTTTGACATCGCAGATATTAGTTGTAAAGGATATGTAAGTAGTTAAGTACCTTATCGCGATAAAGAACTTAATATATAAATATCTGCGTACACGAAGGAGCGAAAGCGACGGAGTGGGCGCTATTCTTTTATATTAAGAAATAATACTTATAAATGCACAATATACCCGAATAGTTATCTATGTATTATGAAAGGGTATATGCACACAATGTGTCGATATGCTGTCTTACGTTATGAGAACCGATATGCACATTATCGGGCTTTAGCTGTCTATACGTTATGAAGAAGGCTATCGTAAAGAAGGGCTGCCACTCACGGAAATAATACCGAGGCATCAGCCGCAAATACTGGCGCCTTTCTTTATGATGAGACTGCGTGATACCACACGATATGCCTAACGTGTTGCATACGAATAGGTGACGCTATTTATATATGTAGGAACTCGGTACAACCTAGGCGAGATTGGTAACGAAGTGCAACCGAATATCAAGCACGGGCCCGGCGCGGACGAACCCTTCCGAAACTCACGGGGTTAGTCCGGTAGCCTACCGATATATGCAATATCCTATACATCATAGACGGCATACGGCATAGCCAGCACCCGTTGATCTAACGCAGTTTCTCGAATGTATAAATAACATACGATTGATTGCGTTGTGTAAACGAAGAGGAACGCTGGTATGCCAACGACCGTCGCTCAATTCGAATGTAACTCAATTTACTTCTGTTAAATTCATTATTCAATAATACGAATAAAGTATTCATTTGCGAAAATCCGAATTTGAAAAAGGCCGAGCCCCCAAGCCGCCCCAAAATGCCCCGGAAATCAGGCGAATAAAACTGCCGCACATTTTTTCGAACTCGGGGCGTCAATTATCGGAGGACAAACGATAGTATAACGATTCTACCACGAAATAAGCGCGTCACAGCCGTTTTAATCCAGCCAGAGGGTATTTACTTCGCTCGTTAATATACGGGCAAATCACGCGTACATTACGCGGTTAAGACTTGCGTTCGACATTCGAAAGGGTTTATAACCCGACGGTCGACCTAGCCTACGTGAGTCCAACGTAATCAGAACGAGGCTTCCGCCAACACGGCGGAGGTCTTTTTGTGCTTGCGTAAATAAAACGAAAAGGAGGCGTTAGAATGAGCGAACTAACTTACGAAACAGTGCGCGATTGGGTGCTGTCCGATCCTTTGAACGACGGTATTATGTCGGTGTCTACGATAAAACGGCGATTTCGTATAGCGCACGGACGGGCGGAAGTGTTTATGAGGCGGCTGGTTGCGGGAGGAACAGGTGCGGTTCCTAAGTGATTTCGATTCAGCCGATCTAACGAGAGAACTTTTGTACCAAGGCTACAGCAAATAAAAAGCACCGCAGGCGAAAAGCCCCGATGCTTAAAGGTTAACGTTCGCGTATACTTCATCGATTCGGTCCTGGTTAATTCCGATATAACGAAGCGTGACTGACTGCTTCGAGTGATTGAAGATCGATTGTAAAAGCGAAAGGTCAGTGCCGTTCTTATACGCATGATATCCGAAGGTCTTACGTAAAGAATGGCAGCCGATCGTACCAAGCTTTTCCGAAAGGCCGGCACGTTCAACTGCTTCGTTTAGAATGCCATAAGCACGTACCCGGGTAATGGCTTTCGAACCTTTTCGCGAAGGAAACAGCCAGTCGTCGTCATCAGCTTCGGCCGGAATCAATTCGGCAGCGGCTTTTTTGATCGCGGCGTTGAAGAAGAATCGTTTTGACTTCTTCGTTTTACCTTCCGTAATCGTAACGAAGTCCTTACCGCGAACATCACCGACTTTTAGCGCGAGAATATCGGAAATACGTAGTCCGGAGTTAATACCGATTGTAAATAGCAAAAGATCACGCCCGCGAAGGGCTTTTTTTATTGCGTTTATTTGGCGTTTTTCTCTTATTGGTTGGACTTCGTTCATCTGAATATCACTCCGTTTTCAATATGTTAAATTCATGATATCGAAATTGTTCAATTATGTCAAATGAAAAAGGAGGCAGCCAATGGCGTACATTAACGATCAATGGCTTGGCCGAGAGGCGCGTCAAAAGCGAATCGATTTAATAACCGATCGTGTACGTAAATTGGTTGCGCTCATCGAAGCCGGAAAAGCTACCGATCATCATATCGATACTTTTCGAAAAGACAAAGACGAACTCATTAAATTAAAACGAGTACATCGCGCGGAAGTGGATATGCTCTATTTCTTTTACGAATATTTCTCCGAGGCGAGGAATCCTGGGAACCCGGACAACTTAGTTCCAACTAATGCGGTCGATATGGAACAAGCGCCGGATTTCCACGTTAAACTATCCCGTATCCTCGACACGGTTTCTAATACTAATCGGACAGCGCGGATCGCTTGGGCGGCGAGTCGGGGGCACGCAAAGAGCGCATACCTATCGAACTCCTTTCCAGTTCACGAAATAGCTTATCGTAAAAGAAAGATGATCTTAATAATCTCAGAGACAAATGCGGGGTCCAAGAAGTTCATTAAGTGGGTCGCCAATCAGTTAAAGTACAATATTAAGCTGCGCGAAGACTTTGGCATTCTGCTACATGAGCAAAAAACACGGAATGAAAAGGATAGCGAAGAGGCATTTTTGACTACGAATGGAATCAAAATGGAAGCCACGTCGCTCGGTACGCAGATTCGCGGATTTCGTAACGGATCACAGCGCCCGGACTTGATAATTCTTGATGACTTGGAATCCCGAGACTCAAATAACACGCCGGAGCTCCGGCAAAAAGCGAAAGACTGGCTAAACCAAGACCTAATGCCGGCTTACGATCCTACACAAACTGCCGTTATCTTTATGGGAACGCTGGTACATCACGATTCCCTTTTAAATTACGTTCTAAATGAACGTCGCGACTTCATAAAAAACAAGTTCCCTGCAATCGTTTCGATGCCTAAACGCACAGATTTATGGGCGGAATTTGAGCGTATTTACAAAGAGTATGAACCAACGGAGGAAGAACTCGCAGAAATGGAGACGGCAGAGGAAGAAATGCCGACACCAAACGCTCGGGCAGCGCTTGATTTTTACGAAGCAAACCGAGAGGCAATGGACGAGGGCGCCGAGGTTCTTTGGCCGGATCGATTCCCTATCACGCATTTAATGCTTGAAAAAGTAAACTACGGGACTAAAGCATTCAATACCGAATTTATGAATAATCCAATCGACGAAGACTCTCAGGTATTCAAACCAGAGTCTTTTTATTATTACGACGGAATTGATTTCACCGAGGACAAGTACGACTTTTATAGCGGAATCGACTTCGCTATGGGTAAGGAGCGCGGAGACTACTCGGCAATTGTTACGATCGGGAAACACAAAGCAACCGGCAAAATATACGTGGTCGATGCGTGGGGCGACCGAGTGCATCCGGACGTTTTCTTACGTGTAATAGCCGACAAAGTTCGGAAATATCAACCGAACAAGATAGCGGCCGAGGCTCAGATGGCACAGGAGTTTTTTATCGATACATTGAGACGCGAGCTGCAGATCGAAGGCTACCCGGCCCATTCACGAGTTAAGAAGGTGGTTCAAAGATCGCGCAAAGAGCTTCGTATCGAGGCACTTTTGCCGGAAATAGAAAACGGGACCATCGTCTTTAATCGAGGCCATGCGCTTTTATTAGAACAACTCGAACGGTACGGTTCAAGGTGGAATGATGATCTACCGGATGCGTTAGAAATGGCGGTATCTATTTCGAAACACACAAAAAGCCCAATTCGGATGAAACCGAGTTGGCTATAAAGGAGGCGATAACTATATGTCAAGACTAAAGGAACTGGAATCGAAGCTTACTGTTCAGCAGAGAAAGGCGGCGCTGCTACTTGTCGAGAATGACGTAATCGCGGCAGCTTCCGGTGAGAAAAAGAGCCAGGAGGAAATAGCAAAGGAAGTCGGCGTCGACAGGATAACGACTTATAGATGGCGGCATCAAAACGCGACGTTTATCGAATATATGAACCTATTGGCTGACGATATGCTTTCCTCTCATCGCGCAGGCGTTTACGGGCAGCTTTTAAAACTAATCAACGGCAAACAGCCGTCAGTTAAAGCAATCGACTTGTTTATGAAGCGTTACGGACTACTTACGGAGAAAGTTCAGACAACCGCCGGCCCGACCGAACCGAGCAGTAACGCGGATATCGAGAAGGAAATCGCAGAATTAGGCGAGATATTGGGCGAAAAGGAGGAATAGCGTAATGGGCGTTTTAGGTTGGTTTAAACATCGCGGCCATGATCCAGACGAAGGACTGCATGTTAAAACGTATGGCATTATTCGAGAAGGAGCGCAGTTCCCGCCCGCAGACTCAATTGAGCGTCTGGCGAAATATAAACGAGCAAAAAAGTTCTTCGATGGGAAGCAAAGGGATCTATACGAAAGAGCCACGCACGTTCTCAAAGGGACACCCCATGCGGATCAGCTCGAAAAGCTTTATATCGCGATTAACTTGGCGGATATCCTCGTCACAAAGCCGGCCGACCTGCTTGTGGGAGAGCCTGTTAGATTCGAGACGGGTAAGCCGGATACAAGCGAAGAACAAAAAGCGCTTAACAAGTACGTTGAAGAAAACGACGTCAATCAGTTAATTCATGAAAGTACAGTATCTAACGGATATAGGGGCGATGCGTGGTTTAAAGTCCGATATGGTTATCGACAAGACTTTTCCGAAGTTAAGAAGTTAGGATTGATCGATGGAGATGCACCGCCGGGCGTTGAAATGGAGCCAATTATTGAGCACGTTAACGCAAACTTTGTTTTTCCGGAAACGTCAGACGGCAACGTAAAAACTCTGAAAGCACTGAATATCGCGCAAGTTCAATGGGTGGAGACTGAAACCACTGAAATTCCTTACTTACTTGTCGAAAGGCATATACCGGGATATATCTTCTACTCGAAGTACCGTCTTTACGAGAATGGTTACGATAATTCTACCGGAACACCTATCCAGGTATTTAGAATCGGCGAATTAATCCCTGACGGGGTAGAGACGAAGTACGAAGAAACCGGCCTAACTCACATACCTGTATTCCACGCACCATATAAGAGTGTAGACGACTCACTCTTTGGGATCGGCGTTATAGAAAAGCTTGAAACTGTGTTGTCTGCGATAAATGATCGGCTTGTTCAGATCGACTATATCTTATATAAACATAGTGATCCCGTTGCATTCGGTCCAGACTTAGAAGGCGACGGCGATTCTATCCAGTTCGGCGGCCGATATATTCCAGTCACTAAAGAGGATGCACCCCCCGGTTATATGACATGGAACGGTCAATTAGACGCGGCTTTTAAAGAACTCGATATTTTATTCAGCAACGTTTTCCAAATGGCAGAGACGCCGCAATGGTTGTTCGGCACTACAGTTTCCGGAGAAAGTGGCGCCGGGACTGGAACATCACATACAGACGGCGCGGCAATAGAGGCCCGATTTATGCCGATTCTTTCGAAAGTTAAGCGAATCCGTACCCATTATGACAAAGCGATCCGAGATGCATTATGGACGTGTATGTTATTCGATAAACAACTTGGCGACCTGAAAGTATCAGAGGCGGTTTACCCTAAAGCGGTTTGGAGCGACGGTCTACCTAAGAGTGCGAAAGAACTTGCGGAGATTATGCAAATACGTACCGGAGGCAAGCCGACAATCGACGTCAGAACTGCGATTAAGATGCAAGACGATGTCGATGACGAAAAAGCTGACGAAACTATTCGCCGTATTGAAGACGACGAGAAATCAGCAAACGGTTTTGTAGACTCGTCTATATTCAATGGAGAGGCCGAAGAACCAAGCATCTCCAAAGACGAGCAGACGGAAGATCACGACAAAGCAAAATATCCCGAAGAAGTCCCGAAAGTAGATGACGAATAATGCCGCAAGTTCCCGAGCCCAATTACGATTATCAAACGGATCAATTGGCTGCCCTTTATCAGAGTGCGATACGGGATATCTTAGCCGAGCTCGACCGAGTAGACGTCAGTAACTTTCAGAGAGCAAACGCGACGGCGACCCTTAAATCGATCAGCGAAATTCTAAGCGAATTAAACAAAGAGTCTGCCACATGGGTCAAAGAAAACGTCCCGAAAGCAGCAAAAGACGGAATAGTAAATACGTTACTATCTCTCGAAGTTGCTGCGAGCGTTTCAGAAGCCCAAAAGATCGTAGCTTTTAACGAAGTGAATGACGCGATGGTGGCCGCGGCAGTAGCAGATACGCAAGCGGACCTTTTAGCCGTTACGCAGAACGTTGACCGAAAGACGCGCGCAGCCGTTAGAAAAGCCGTATCTGATTCAATGCGGTATAACATGGCGCGCGGCACAAACGGGCGGCGAAGCATAACCGAAGATGTCAGAAAAGCACTTCAAAACTCGGTTACAACTGGCATCATTGACGCGCGCGGAAGGCGCTGGAAACCTGAAGTTTATTCGGAAATGGTAGTTCGAACAAAGATGATGGAAACTTATCGCGAAGCAAATACGAATGAGGCGGTAGGGCGCGGTGTTTATTACGCGCAGATATCATCGCACGGGGCAACGGATCTTTGCCGTAATCACGAAGGTCAAATTATTAAGCTGACGGAAGATGCGCCAGGCAATTATCCGACCTATGAAAGTCTGAAAGCGACTGGCGAGATATTTCACCCCCGATGCAAGCACGTTTTTTCACCTATAAGAAATCCTTAAGAGCGCCTATATTGGGCGCTTTTTTATATCGTCCGAACGTTAAGACGTTAAACGAAACGGTGCTTATTTAATAGGCGACGGCCTTAAAACGGTTGGAGGACGAGTATGAACGAATCAAAACTTCTTCGATTGAACAGTCTTCAGTTTTTCTCGGAGCCAACAGAACCCTCAGCAAGCGAACCCACTGAACCTACAGCGGCCGCAGGATCAGAGGAAACACCGCCGGCAGAAAAAACGTTCACCCAGGAAGAGCTGAACAGAATCGTAACTGAACGGGTTGATCGCGAGAAGAAGAAGTATGCAGACTATGAGGATTTAAAAGCTCAATTAGCTGCGCTAGAAGACAAGACAAAGGCGGACAGATCGACTTTAGAAAAGTATGCCGAAGTCGAAGCGCGAAAGGACGCCCTAGAAGGAACGCTAACCAAGCTATTTGATTCCAAAATTACGGGCATCCCGGAAGAGTTTCATGATCTTATCCCTAGCGACGGCCCTATCGAGCAGCGGCTAGATTGGGTTGTAAAAGCTGAAGAAAAAGGGCTATTTGCCCCTAAAACTAAGACGCCGTTAGGAAAACCAAGTAACCCGCAGCCGGATACAAGTGAACATCTATCCAACTTATCACCACGCGATCTAATCAGAAAAGGTTACGCGAAAAACCAGTAACCCACATAAAAACCAAAGGAGTGTTTATTTAAATGGCAATCTCATTAGTGGAATCAGCAAAACTAACCCAAGACGCACTGAAGAAGGGTGTTATTACAGAGTACGCACAGAACTCAGCAGCATTGGAGATCTTACCGTTTATCGAAATGGAAGGTAATGCGTTCTCTTATAACCGTGAAGGCGCACTGCCTGGTATCGATTTCCGTGCAGTAAATGAAGCTTACAAAGAAAGCTCAGGAACAGTGAACAACCAAGTCGCTCGTTTAGCGATTCTTGGTGGAGACGTAGACGTTGATAAATTTATCGCTCAAACAAGAAGCAATATTAATGACCAACGAATGGTACAAACATCTCTTAAAGTAAAAGCATTTGCGCGGTTCTTCGAAAAGAACTTCATTGACGGAGATGTAGGAGCTAACCCGAACGGATTTGACGGACTGAAAAAACTTACTACAACGGTTGTGGACGCCGGCGAGAACGGTAATACTTTAACGCTCTCAATGCTTGATGAGTTGCTAGACGCAGTCGATGGCGGCCCTAATGTTTTGTTGATGTCTAAGGAAATGCGAAGAAATTTAAAAGCACTTATCCAAGCCGAGAACGGATATTTTGAAACCGAAGGCTATGACGCGTTTGGTCGCCCTGTATTAATGTATGGCGGCGTCCCTATCCGTACTATCGGCAAAGATACAAACAACGCTGAAATTCTCGGTTTTAATGAAACGCAAGGAACTTCTACGGACACTGGATCTATCTACGCGCTCCGTGTTGATGAAGCTGACGGCGTTGCGGGTATCACTAACGGCGGTGTTCAAGTATACGATCTAGGCGAGCTGCAACAAAAACCAGCTTACCGTACACGTATCGAGTTTTACGCTGGATTAGTTGTTCAGAACTCTTCATCTGCTGCTCGTCTTAAAGGTGTACAGCGTAAAATCTAATCGCAGTAACTAAAGGGGCGGTATAGTCCGCCCTATTCTTTTAAGGAGGAAGATAATGAAATATAAAATCCAGGCCCCAAACGAGCATTATAACGGCATTACTGCGGGCGTTTCTTTTTCTTCCGGCGTTGCTGAAGTCGAGTCGAAAGAAGTACGGAACGAGCTCGTAAATAATTTCGGATACAAAGATATTACTCCGGAGGCTAAGGCGCCTAAGAAACCCGCACGTAAATCCTCCGACAAGTAAAAAGGAGGCTGCCGGAAATGGCGTTAAGTTTAGAAGCTGCAAACGAATATATAAACCGTATGACTATAGATAACGAAGATTGGAACGATTATGAAGACGAAAAAAGAACCCGAATCCTTAACGTTGCTGAAGACGTACTCAAACGAAAATACCTCGATAACGATTACGTTATCCCGGATGACGCGGTGTACGAGTTTGCTAACGTTTTGGCGACGGCCTATAACGATACAAACCGTTTAAACAAGCACGGTATCGCATCGTTTTCGATTACGGGTGTTGGTTCGTTTACCTATAAAGAAACCTTACGTGCAGATGATGAGTCGCTTATTCCCAAAAAGACGTACGACCTTATCGGAGAAGCAAACGGAGTAAAGCTTGGCGGCCGTAGAGCAAAATGGACGGTGATGTAGATGCCGATCATTCCTATGCATCAGATCGTACAAGTAAGTCGCGATAGTTCGTCAGAGTTGGATAGATGGGGAAACCCGAAAGCTCCGAAAAAATTCGAATTGAAATGTCGGATAGACGAGGGTTCCAACGTCGTATCCTCACGGACATCGGGCGTGGTTAAAGGCGAGGAAGTCGTAGCAACTGCGCGTATTCTTATAGATAAGCTAGCTGACGTGAAATACCAGGACGTTCTATCATTCACTAACGAGTTAGGCGAAACTGTCCAGCGGAAGCCGAAAGAAATTAATGTTCGCAGAAATATCGGAGGAAAGCCAATTCTTACGGAGGTCATCCTATGAGTTTTACACTTGATGCGGGCGACTTTCTCCATCGGCTTACCGAAGAAGAATCAAACGTAACACAGGCAGCAAAGACCGCAATGTACGACAACGTCGATGATCTCGCAAGGATTGCGCAAAACATAGCTCCGATCGATAAGGGAACGTTGCGTCGAGGGATGAAAAAGAAGGTAACACTTAAGCGAAAAAGCATTATCGGGGAAGTATCGTTTTCAGCAAAGGACAAAGGCTTCAATTATGCCGTATGGACACACGAAGCCGATTATAATCTCGGTCCTACCTCGGCTGCTGCCGGCGGGTCGGACGGATATTCAGTCGGCAGTAAGTACCTGGAGCGCCCATTAAAAGGTGAGGCACAAAAGTACATCGATAACATAGCAAACGCAGTGAAAGGGGCGTTGTAATACGTTGAAGATACTCGAATTAATCTCATTTATAGAAGCGCGAGTTGACGGCGTTTATTACCCGAACCGTTTTCCGCGTGAAGCAGTTGACGAATGTATTTCGGTTAAGTTGACCGGAGGCTTTCCTCCGTCACAGTGGACCGGCAAGAAGCAACCGTCTTTTCAAATTCTTGTACGCGGCAAAGCCGCCGGTGACGCTGCCTGCGAGGATAAGGCGTATGAGTTATATGAGGCCTTGTGTAATTTACGCGAAGTCACTATCGGAAATGATTCGGTAGTTATCATACGCGCGACAAACTCGGAACCGTTATTTATAGGTTATGACGACAATGATCGACCTCAATATTCGTTAAATTTTGATTGCGTTGTGCGTCCTTAATCGGACGCTTTTTATTGCGAAAAATAAGGAGGAAAACAAATGGCAGGAATTAGAACGATTAATGTTCCGATTGGCCCGGCTATCGTAGAGTACGGCGAAGGCGCGGACATGGTGGTATTCGATATCACAAAGGGTGGTATCAACTTTAAGGCGCAAATGTCGAAGCAAGACACCACAGTCGATCAGTACGGAGATTCCGTTGTTAAATCGACAACAAAAGGTGGAACCGCAGAGGTTACGGTACCTTTCGCGCTATATGACCTCGATAAACTTAGTGCAGCAATCCCGAATAGTACCCTCGTCATTGACGGCGCAGACCCTACGAAGAAAAAACTCGTGGTAAGTGGAAAGGCTGGCCACGACATGCTTAAAGACGCGAAGAAACTCGTTATTAAGCCGATTGATCCAGAGGCTACTGCGAACGACTGGATTACGATTCCACTTGCGGGCGCTATGACTGATCTCGAATATACCTACGATTCCGATAACGAAAGGATTGCGAACCTTACTTTCGTAGCTTATCCGGATACTCTAGGGAACGGCGATCTTTACATCCTTGGTGACGAAACAGCTAACGCTGCAAATACGGCTCCATCGACAGGAGCGTGAACATAAGGCATCGCTTAATTGCGGTGTCTTTTTATATTTAACGAAAAGGAGCGAGTTGATTGGGTATTTTCGGTCTTAAAAAAGCGATGGACCAAACGGATAACAAAATGAGCCTCGGCGAAAAAACGGTCGAGATTCCGAAATTAACGCCGGCTAAATGGAAGCAGCTATTCGGAACAGTAGATAAGATCCCAGGCTTGGTTCTTCAAGTTTTAACCGCGGAGAAAAGCGATTTTTATGCCTACCTTATGAGCGCAATCGATATCGGATTAGATGAGCTAGTTGATCTCGTAGCAGCTCTTAGCGATGTAGAAGCGGATTATCTTAAAGACGAAGTTGGAACAGACGAAATTGTTGAGTATTTAGTGCGAACAATTAAGAAAAATCGATTAGACACGCAATTAAAAAACCTAAAAAGCCTTCTTCCGAGCCCTCAAAAGTAAAAGAAGAAGGCGATAAGTATACGATCGACGATTACCTCATAGAAGCTGCGATTAACCTCGGCGTTACTCAATACGAGATTGAGCACGGATATTACATGGTAGACATACCGAAGTTCGTGCGACTTAACAACAAAAAGCACGCATTAAAACGGATTGAAGAAGTACGCATCGCCTTAGCGACAAACAGCAGGGCGAGCGATGAGGAAGAATACAAGACGCTTATTCAGAGCTTAACGAAAACCGCTGATATTCGCGCAGAAAATAGATTCGATCGGGAGAAATTTGAACAATTACGTTCATTTACGGGAGGGAGGTAACTAAATGGCAGGAGCAACAGTCGGAGAGATCCGCGCCCGGTTGGTACTCGATTCACAGGAGTTTAGCAACGGTGCTAATCGCGCACGGCAAGAAATGGACCAGATGGGCCGTTCATCCGCAAGTCTTTCGAGTCAAATGGGCCTCGTTCAAAAAGCGGCTCTAGCTGTAGGCGGTGCAGTAGCGACTGGAGTAGGCGCCGCAGCAACAGCGGCAGCCAATTTCGAGCAGCAGATGAGCGCAGTAAAAGCCGTATCAGGCGCGTCCGAAGCGGAAATGAAAAAGATGACCGATCTTGCGATTAAGCTCGGAGAGACAACGTCCTTCAGCGCTACAGAAACGGCCAAGGCAACAGAAGAGCTCGTTAAAGCTGGCGTAAGCGTAACCGACATTATAAACGGTGGTTTGGCAGGTGCGCTGGACTTAGCCGCGGCCGGAAACATCGAACTTGCTGACGCGGCAGAAATCGCGTCCACAGCCTTAAACGCGTTTAAAGACGACAATATCGAAGTTGTAGACGCAGCAAATATCTTGGCAGGTGCGGCAAACGCTTCAGCAACGGACGTAGGCGAGTTGAAGTACGGACTATCCCAAGTATCCGCAGTAGCTTCCGGAGTCGGAATGTCGTTTAAAGATACTTCGACAGCATTGGCAGTTTTCGCACAAAACGGAATTAAAGGAAGCGATGCCGGAACGTCACTAAAAACGATGCTCGCGAATTTACAGCCAACAACAAAGGCACAAACCGAACTATTCTTTGATCTCGGATTAATGACTGAAGATGGGACTAACAAATTCTTCGACCAAGCTGGCAGTCTTAAAAGTCTTTCGGATATCGCAGGCATATTACAGCAGTCGATGAAAGGCATGACTGATGAACAACGCCAGTGGACGCTACAAACGCTCTTCGGGTCTGATGCTGTACGTGGTGCGACGATCCTCTACAAAGAAGGAGCTAAAGGTGTAGACGAAATGTGGAAAGCGATGTCTAAAGTAACTGCGGCAGACGTTGCAAAAACGAAACTCGACAACCTTAAAGGATCATTTGAGGAATTTAAAGGTGCATTGGAAACTCTTGGCATCAAGATCGGAAATGAGTTTTTACCTGCATTCCGTCAAATTGTAGACAGCGGAACGGCAGTCGTTCGCGTTTTCAGCAACTTAAATCCAGGGGTTACGAAAACCGGTATCGAAATGGTCGGCGCTGCCGCGGGTATCGCGTTGGTCGCATCGTCAGCCGTTAAGCTTGCGGCAGCTATGCGCGGCCTATTCATTGCGATGGGTCCTACCGGATGGGTTATCACAGGGCTTTCGATTCTTGGCGGCCTTTTAGTTGGCGTTAAAGAGGGATACGATTCGATGAATACGGTCAGCCTCGAAGCAGCGAACGCCAAGCAAAAAGAAATCGACTCCTTAAACGGGTTGATAACCGAATTCGATAAGCTTCAAGCCAAGACGAAACTAACTTCGGACGAGTTTGCGCGGTACCTCGACATCAATGACCGACTGAAGAGCGAAACAGATCCGCAAGCCATTGCACGACTGAAAGACGAACAAGCAGGGCTGAAAGATAAGTCCGGACTTACTAATGCCGAATTTAAACGGTTCCTCGAATTAAATGACGAGGTTATTAAGAAATCGCCGGATACCGAAGCAGCCATTAGCGGACAGGGTAATGCGGTTGCTAAGAATACAAATGCGCTTAAAGCATTGAACGCAGAGAAAGCGGAAGAGCTGCGTTTGGAGTTAGAAAAGCAAAAGAACCTCGCGGAAAAGAACTATGATAAGAACTTAGAAAGACAGAAACAGCTACAAAGCGAGATAAACGAGTTATCGAAACAGCGGAGCAAGAGTGAGGGCGAGGTTGCAAACCAAGTCGCGATCGTCGAGGCCACGGAGCAGAAGCTTCGTGAAGCTAAACTAGCCGGCAACGCTAAAGAGGTTGAGTCTTTAGAAACTGTATTAGGTGTTCAAAAAGGTACTTTATTAACACTTCGCGGCCAATTAGATACGACACTTTCTAAGATTTCTGCAAAGAATACCGAGCTCAATAAGGTTAACGAAGAGATCGGCAAACTCGACACTGTTAAGCAAAAAATGGTCGACCTCGAACTTCGTCAAGTTGGGCTAAACGCGAAGAAAGGCGAAGGCATAAAGGTTCTTAACAGTGAGATTGCGAGATTAAAAGACGCTAGGGCTAACCTCGTAAATAACACATCAGCAGCGGACAAGAAAAAACAAGAGTATCGCAAATCATTAGCTGCAATCGATAGTGAAATCGCCAAGCTCCAAAGCGCAAAAGGGCGCGTTCAAGAGATCACGTCAGCAGCCGCAGAAATGAACGCCGCCTTAAGCAAAGATATTACGAAACGGATTACGACAATCACGACGGACGTATCGATGAAAACAGAGCGAGCAGTCAGTCGCGGACGAGGAAACGAAGGTACTTACCACGTCGGGGGTATCGTCGGTGTCGGTCAAATTAACAAACTGCATACCGGAGGCCTCGCCTCTAAGTTTGTAGATCGGCCTATGAGTCACGAAGTGGATATTCGCGCACTCCGTAACGAAATGGTACTAACCGAAGCACAGCAAGCGAACCTTATGCGAATGATCGACGCAGGGCACACCGCAGCCATGAGCGGAAATCCAGCGGTGTCGGCCGATGTACTTCGCGCACTAGTTTCGATCGAGCAGGCAGTACGTGATAGCAACGGGCAAGTCGTCGTAATGGATTCGGAAGCGGTTGGTCGTTTAGTTGCGCCGCACGTTAGCCGCACGCAGCAAGACGATATCGATATGGCACTTCTGACAGATGGGAGGTACTAGCGATTGAGTAATACGGATTTTATTAAGAAAATCGCCCCGGATGCGCAGAAAATGTATAAGAACTACAAGATACTCGCGAGCCTAATAATTGCGCAGGGCTGTCTCGAAAGCGCGTATGGAAATAGCGGCCTTGCAGTTGACGGCAAGAACTTGTTCGGTATGAAGGGCGAATATAATGGCCAATACGTGATTATGAAAACGTGGGAAGTTATCGACGGTCGGAACGTACAAGTCGACGCCAAATTTCGGAAGTACCCGTCTTGGTCCGAGTCAATCCAAGACCTCGCAAATCTTTATTTAAAGGGTACGAGCTGGGACCCGAATCATTATAAAGCGGTCGTCGGCGAAACAAACTACAAAAAAGCGACGGCAGCGTTAGTAAGTGCCGGTTATGCGACCGATCCTTCATACGCGACTAAGCTTAATAACATCATAGAAACGTATAGTCTGACGAAGTATGACACATTGGTATCCGAACCTACAACTACGCCGACACCGGCTCCTTTACCGTCGGTTGTAGTTCCGGAAGAAATCGAAATAGACGTCGATGCTTATTCGAACGACATTAAAGTCGATCCATCGGCTAACGTACCGATCACGGACGGGAACTTCCGTATCCAATACAAAAACGGAACCGTTATAGATATGGCGCGAAACCTTTCGGTATTGGTCCGAAGCTTTAGAATTAGCTCGCCTGATCCGGAGATCGAATACGAGACAATCCAAGGAAGAAATGGATCTCTCAGAATGGGGAAAACGTATGGGAACCGTACTATAACGGCTGATTGCGTGTTTTTTGGAACAGATAATACGGACTATCACTTGCTACAAGCCGAGCTTTTTCACGCGCTATTTAAAGATGATGAGTATTTTTTAATCTCTGAAGCAACGCCTAAAAAGCGATGGCGCGTCGAATTAAGTTCGTCATTTACTCCGGATAGGATGGGGAGTACTGGCGAATTTACTCTTACGTTTGTAAGCGCGTCGACTTATTGCGAGTCAGTTGCGACCACTTTAAGTGCGTTTACTTTCGATTCTGACATGTGGCAGCTTGGCGAAGGGCTTACCGAGGAAACGTTTAAATACAAGCACAGCACTAATACGTTCAAGATTTATAACGCGGGGACAGTCCGGATAGATCCGTTAGAGTTGCCGTTAAATATTTCATATAAGGGCGCATCAGATAAGCTCGAGATATTTAATAAAACAACCGGAGATAAATGGATGTACGCAGGCACGTCTTCAGCGTCCGACACGATTAAGTTCACGGGTGTTTTAGCGCGTAAGGGAAATACGAGTATATTCGGCGATACAAACCACGGTCTTATAACGCTTGCGCCTGGGTGGAACGAATTTATACTCGGCGGCACCTCCGGCAACTTCGAGATTACGTTTGATTTCCGATTTTATTATTTCGCATAAAGGAGGTGCAGTATGGCATTACTCGTTAAAAGCCTCGCAGGTCAGCTCGAAAGGTTAACCGATTATACAGTCACTAAGAAGGATACGATCGATAACGAGAAAACTATATCTGCAACAGTTATTCAGACCTCGCGAAATGACCACGCCTTTCCTCTAATTCAAAATGAGGGGGCGCTTTTTTACGAGGATGAAGAATATGTGATTAAGAAAACAAAGTACACGCCAGTCGGGGATTTCCTGCAGGTTGATATCGATGGTCTTCACCGTGCGTACGCAGATTTAGGAGATAACTACGTTTACACAACATCAGGCAAAAAGAAAAAGCTTTATATTGAAGACATGCTTGATATAGCGTTAAAGGATTCCGGGTATTCCTACGAGGTCACTCCTGCCGGTCTTAACGACTCATTCGAAGTCGAGGAATTCGGCAATGGGTATTCACTCGGCCTATTAAACGACATTAAGGATAAGTACTCATGCGAATATGAGATCGTTGGAAAAAGAGTGTATATCGCGAAAGAAATATCCAGGGATACGGACTACGTAATCCGGGACCGACTAAACGTAAAAAACCCATCGCAAGAACTTGATACGTCTTCGATCAAAACCTATATTCGCGGGTTCGGAAAGAAAGACTCCAAGACCGGTAAATACGTAGTCGAAGCTGAATATACGAGTCCTCTGGCGTCGATCTACGGCATTAAGCACGCAAACCCGATCATAGATGACTCGTACGGTTCGGGCGATCAAGGGAAGTTGGAAAAACGGCTCGAAAAAGAACTAACCGATAAACTCGAAATCACGATTAGTCTCACGTACACCGAGGTCGTAGCGCGCGGGATGCAGGATATTCAGAAAGGCGATTATGTTTGGTGTATCTTGGAGCCGTTTGATTTAAAAACAAAGCTCCGAGTCGTAAGCGTCGAAAGCTATTCTGATCCCCACAAGCCGGACAATTATACTTTCGGAAAGCTCCGACCAAGCTACAAGAAAACAGTCGCGAGTCTCTTGCGAACGCAAAAGTCTATCTCGAAAATGATCGACTCATCCAGCGGAAAATTAAAAGGGAGCGCGGTCGGTGAAAATATAACGATAGGTCCACAGGCTGTCTTTGAAGACGGCTATGATCCTACGAAAATATCAATACCGACTTATACAGTTGCGAACGCTACGACGGATGGACTCATGAGCGCAGCAGACTTTACGAAATTAGCCAGCATAGTTTTAGGTCCAGACGGTCAAGTATCTATCGCATTAGCGACTGAAACAAATAACGGCCTCATGAGCGCAGCGGACTTCACGAAATTAAAACGTATAAATATCGGTACCACAACCGTTGATATCTCGATGCTACCTCAGCAACTGGAATCCATAAACCAACGCCTAACGGCGCTAGAAAATAAATAACGAGGAGGAACATAATGCCGAAACATCCGTACAGGAAAGCAGGCTCGACGTGGGACCGTATCTTCCGTAATAATTACAACCAAAACCTTGATGATATTGCGGATGACATTAAAGGATCATACAACGAGATTACCGCACATAAGAACGCAAAAGCCGCCCACACTTCGGATCAGATCGAACATGGCGGTTTTTCTTTGCGCACATACGTAGACAGTCTTTATAACCGCATGAAAAACCTGATTCTCAATGCAGACGGAACAAACGTAAAAGAAGTCATCGACGCACGTGTTGATACAGACGGTAATATTCAACCTTTATTAAAAGAACGACTTGATCGCGAGTACCTTAAGCTTCTACAGAAGATCAAACGGACGGTTAACGTTGATGACTTCGGAGCAGATCCGACCGGCGTTAACGATAGTACAGAAGCGTTTCAGAGGGCGATTGGTACAGGTAAAGTCCGTGTTAATTTATCTGCGGGCACGTATATCGTAAAGGGCGTTAAACTGCCGTCGTGGACTTATATGGTCGGCCAGGGTATCGGAGTTACAACGTTGAAGCTTCACGAAGACACACCGGCTAGCGAATGGGTAGTGACTAACGCGGACCATGCTGGCGGCAACCGAAATATTACCGTCGAAGGCATGACGTTAGACTGGAACCCAGATCGTCAAGGCGGCGTCGGAGCAACGGGCGGCTTACACTCGAGCGGCCTGACACTCGCGCAAGTTAAGTTCGGTATCGTACGCGAAGTGGAAAGTATTAATCCGGGGCTTCATAGCTTTGATGCTTCAGCGCCAACTTACGATATCAGCGCGACGGATTATACGCAACAAGGCTGCCGATACATTTGGTTCGATCGTTGCGTCGGCTATGGATATGGAGATGACGGGATCTCTACGCATTATAGCGAGTACATTTTTATTTCGAATTGTATTATGACGAATCCTAGCGGTAAGGCGCACGCTACAGGGAAATCAAACTCTAACGGCATCGAAATAGACGACGGATCTAAAAACGTATGGGTTGTCGATTGCTATACCGAAGGAAACGTAAGGGGCGTCGAGGTGAAAGCACACGCAGCTTGGCCGGCTTCTCAAAACGTCCATATTCGCGGGCACGAATCTTACCACGATATTCGAGCGTATGACTTACGACACATCGGCCACCACTTAGCGAGCGAGCCTTGGAGTGAGACGGCGAGGGACGTTACCTTAGTAGATTGTACAGCGCGCGAACCGATTTACAACAATTTGTATGCCGGTCTAGCGCCGAAAGCCCTTGTAATCTCAGCCTACCAACGCGTTATGATTTCAAATTTCCGGGCAATTGGCGATCCGACATATGATTATAAAGGTACGGATATAATCGCGTTTCAGTATAAGAGCCGGAAGATAAATGTCAACGGCTTGCAGATGTACGGATTCGCGACAGCAGGGTCAGATGTTCATATTTACGGCGGAGATCAGCGAACAGATGACGTTTATATATCTAACTTTACGATCCATGATTCGGCGCCTGTAGGTATCGGGATCGGAGGCGGCGTCTATTACGTTACGTTGAGCAACGGTATTGTTCACACTAGAGGCGGAACAGCCGGGATCACTTCTCCGAACAACCAGGCCACTATTATTGCGGTTCGTGCGGTGGGTTACACAGACGCAGCAGTATTAGCCGGACAAAAGTACAAGGTGGTTCCAAACAACCTGAAAGGCGGCTTTAGAGCGGCGGCTTCCTCCGGTTCTCCTCTAACGGACACAAGCGCTATCATCGCTGGCTCAGGGACGATTATCGCGAAAGGTGAACGGAATTTCATTGCTGGCGTAGCGGGCGGCGCGACAACGGAAGGTTCGCGGAATGGTGTTTTGTATTCGTGGAATTCGCATACGAAAGGTGAGAGCGGTTCCTCGGCAGTAATTGCGTCTAAAAACGTAGTAAACACGAAAGAATACACCGTTGCTTTGGGACATGGCGATGGCGACCCGTCGGAAGCGAATAAGAAAATCGAGATTGACGCGATGGGTGGACGAGTTCGAGCTACGGGCGCAATCGAAAGTGCTTCGAATCTACAAGACTTCGGAGAATACTTCGAATCAATCGACGGACAAAAAATCGATGCTTCGTATCTCGTAACGTTGGAAGGCGATAAGATTCGTAAAGCTAATGCGGGCGATAAAATTCTCGGCGTCGTATCAAAAACGGCCGGTCTGGTTCTCGGTGGGGCTGCGTTTTACTGGAACGACCGTTATTTGCGCGATGAATTCGGCGAACTTATTTATCGTGAAATTTACGAAGATGGCCGCCTCGTTACAGTTCCTGCGGAGAATCCGGACTATGATCCGACGGTTGAGTATACACCGCGAGAGGAAAGAGACGAGTGGCACGTTATCGGCCTTATCGGTCAGGTACTCGTTCGTATCGACTCTACTGTCGCAGTAGGCGACAGCGTAACTGCTATCGACGGAATCGCAACAAAGGCGGAATCGGACGGCTATGGAACGGTCATGAAAATAAAAACGCCTTATGACGCAGAAAAAGGCTATGGCGTAGCGCAAATGATCGTTACGCCGCAGCACTAGGAGGTTCGATAATGATTTATAACGATGCGGAACAGTCGTTTGAAATTACCGCCTCAACCAAACGAAAAGTAACTACCGGAATTCAATTTAGTACGCAAGATATCGGGACGGCAAAAATAACGTTCAGACTGACGAAGGACGGCGAACCTTTGCCGATCTCAAACGCAACACACGGTAAGCTATTTATGCGGATGGCTGACGGCAGTGAGTTTTACGTTAATACGGAAGTCGAGGACGCTTTGGAGGGCGTCCTTTTTTACGTCCTTACCGACGATCAAATTAAGCACGCCGGAACAGTAGCGGCAGAGCTTTACGTTAATTATGACAACGGACAGAGTCTAAGCGTTCATAAATTTTCGTTCGAGATCGATAAGGCACTCATCGATGCCAATATCGCTCCACTTGCGGAATACTATATCGAAGATTTCGAAGACCTGAAGACGGATATCAACAAAACTACGGATGAGATCAACCAGACTCTCAACGAAATAAAAGCGAAGTTTGATGAATTCGAGAACATCGAAACAAAGACCGGTGCCCAAGAGAAGGCGAATGCAGCGGAAGCGAACGCAAAAGCTTACACGGACCAACACGCAGGTAAAACGGACAATCCGCATAAGGTTACGAAAGCGCAAGTCGGCCTAACTAACGTTGATAACGTAAAACAGGCGGCCAAAACGGATTTTGATACTCATGTTGGAGATAACGTGCGGCATATTACGGCCGATGAGCGAACAAAGTGGAACGGTAGTCAGTTACTTAAAATAACGAATGATGTCGGAAACGTTCTTGTCTCAGCGGGAGACACTGACGATTTTTATACGAAGATTACTCAAAGCGGGAGACGGTTCGGCACTTTTTATTCCACGGGTAAGGCAACAAACGCACCTTCTACCAACTCTACACGAGGATTTTTTCATATGACTGCAAACGATAGTAATGGGTTAGGTACGTTTGGCTACGTTATAGCGGTTGATTGGCAAAATAACATGTTTACGAATTATTTAAATATGGACACAGGATGGCAAGGGTGGCGTCGCGTTTTATCTTCGTCTGACTTATCGACGATATGGAATAACGTAACCCTTATAAACGGAGCGAAACAGGATTCGGTTTATCCATTCAAATTCTCCGTCAGCAATAACGTTCTATGGTTACGGGGGTCATTTGGAACACTTCCTGCTGTCGGAACATCTGTCGCGAAATTCACGAATAAACCGACGCAGTTGGTCGACTTTGTTGTACCGACGATCGGATCTTACGGAACTGCTCGATTCTCCCTAACGACTGATGGCGATTTAAGATACGATGGTATGACGGCAAACGATAACTCAAGCGTGTCGCGAGTCTCATTTAACATCGGAATTCCACTATGGTAATGGAGGCGATGAATATGCACGTCCTTTTCTACGATGGTAATTTCAAATATGACGGTGAAGCCGATATCGAAATAAATACGGAGGAAGGCGAGGAACTGCCGCCTAATTGTACAACAGCTTTAATTCCCGCTGGGCTTTACGATCCGAAGTATGATCCGAAAAAAGGCGTTTGGATTGAGTCGGCAACGCAAGAATATATAGACAGTGTGAAACCGCCTGCGCCGAAGCCGAGCGAATTAGAAGTCCTGTCTCAACAGGTCGCAGATCTATACTATCTAATTGCGATGGGAGGAGCGTAATGTGATAGATTGGTTCGAATACATCAAAGGATTTTATGAAACAGGTCGGTGGACGAAAAAACAAGTTTACGATGTTGTTGCCGTCGGCCGCATCACGCCGGAACAATACGAAGAAATTACCGGAGAACCGTATGATCCCAATACGCCTCCCAGCGAAGGGCCTTCTGAGGCGACTGACGGATCTACTGGGGCTGAGTAAATAACGGAAAGGAGGCGGCCCAATGCCGGAACCGAACATACACGAGTTTAACGATAAGTTAGCCGAAGTTCGCGAATGGCTTGTTCGGATAGACACCAAGGTCGATTATTTTAACGATGTAAAAACGACAGCCGAGAGAGCTGACGAAAAAGCCGATGAAGCATTGTCGTTGGCGAAAGAAAACCGCGCAGATATAGCGGATATGAAAGCAAATACGAAATGGATTTGGGGCGTAATGATCGGCGTCGCTGGCTTAGCGATATCGGGAGTTGCGCTATTTTTATAACCGAATAAACGCAATACGCCCGTCAGGTGAGAGTCCCGGCGGGCTTTTTTAATTTCGAAAGGAGACGATAAAATGGCGATTTCAGTACGTAAGAATCTCGTCGCATCAAGTAAGTATTCCGTTAAGTGTCCGTATTCTATGGATGCGAAATACATTACGTTCCACAATACGGCGAACGACGCATCAGCAGACGCAGAAATTCGATACATGATCGGAAATAACAACGAAGTATCTTACCATTTCGCGGTGGACGATAAGGAGGTCGTACAAGGCATTCCGACAGATCGAAACGCGTGGCATACCGGAGATGGTAACGGAGCAAGTTCCGGAAACCGTACGTCTATCGGCGTAGAGGTTTGTTATTCGAAGTCAGGCGGCTCTAAGTACAAAGCGGCCGAAAAGCTTGCGATTAAATTTATCGCGCAATTATTGAAAGAGCGTGGCTGGGGCGTTGACCGCGTTCGTAAGCACCAAGACTGGTCCGGTAAATATTGTCCGCATCGTGTTCTCGCTGAAGATCGTTGGGAAGAAGTAAAAGCGGATATTGCGGCGGAACTTAAAGCACTCGGCGGTAAATCAACGTCATCTTCATCCGCGAAGAAATCAGTGCCTAAAGCTTCCGGATCTACCTATACCGTCAAGAAAGGCGACACCCTTTCCGAAATTGCGGAGAAAACAGGCGTAAGTGTGGCAAAGCTTCAATCGTACAACGGCATCAAAAACGCAAATAAAATTACGGTTGGCCAGGTGCTCAAGCTTAAAGGCGGTTCCACGTCGACCTCTAAAGGAAAGAAATACGTTTATCTTCCGGCATCTGCCGATTCTTGGCGCATCTATCCGACTAACAAAGCGCCGGTTAAAGGAAATGAATGCGGCTACTTGCGTCCTAAGAAATTCGGCGGCCTGAAATACGAAGTCCTTGCGAACCCACAAACGGACGTCTATACAATCAAAACGGATCAGTTCGGAAAAGTAAATATCTACGCTGCGAAATCAACTGGCGCAACAGTAAAATAACGAAAGGGAGACGATACTATGCAAGACGTTTTAATTTTCGCGACTGTACTGGCGCCTATTTTAACGGCGCTTGTTCAACTCGTTAAGAAAACGGTTAAACTTCCGACTAATGTAATCCCGGCGCTAAGCTTCGTGATTGGCATCGGACTAGGTGCGGTTGCTTATCCGTTTACTGACCTCGACTTGGTGTTGCGGTTATGGGCCGGCGGATTTGCGGGATTAGCTGCGACAGGTCTTTTTGAGCTCGGGGCCAAACGCGAAGGTACAACGAAATAACGAAACTTTTTGCGGGCGGGCACAATCAACGCCTGCCTTGCTTTTATTTACCTGCATTAAGCGCGTCATGCTTTTGCCACCTAATAAATATTCAAGAGTATGAAATGCATAACGGCCGGCGAAAATGAGAAAGTGCAACTCGCGAGCATGATTTCCCTTGTTTGTGTTTTCAGAATGCTTTATAATTATTATACATATTCAGGGATTATTAACTACTAGCATCTTAGACGTTGGGCAACTAAATATTTGGAGAAGGTGGAGTTAATATGACTACATTAGCTTTAACAGATGTTAAAAATCGAATTAAAAGAAATACTCAAAGAAACATAAATGCCATAAAAACTTTCTATGAACTATTAGAGAAAAGAGAATTAAACGAGGGTAGAATGCGGAAAAGAAATCCAGTTGAAGCGAAAATTCTTGCTGGTTTTTCTAAAAAATAATAAGGGGTTAATGGATGCATTTAGAAGAAGCGCGAAGAATAATTGATGAACAAAAAGATAAACATACTTATGAAGCAATGATTAATACTGCATCCGTAATTACAAAGCTTTTAGAAGCCGATAAGATAAAACCTATAATTGTAGGTGGATTATCTGTGGAAATTTACACTGAGAATGACTATACAACAAGAGATATAGACTTTGTATCTGACGGACATGCTAAGATTGCGAATACATTAATGAGTTTGGGGTTTCGAAAAGAGGGAACTAAGGACTTTGTCCACGATGAAATTGAAGTGTCAGTTGAGATTCCCAGTAGCTTTTTGCATGGGTCATATGAAAAAGTGGTTAAAATGAATGTCACGGACTCTCTCTATGTTTATGTAATTTCAATAGAGGATATCTTACTTGATAGATTAAGAGCCGCAACTGCTTGGAAAAGTAAAGAGGACTCAAAATGGGGATTCGAATTGTTAGCGAGGAACAGAGATGAGCTTGATGTCGATTATCTATATGAAAATTTAGAAGCCCCAATTGAAAAAGAAGAGTTAGACTTATGGTTTTCTATAGTTGATGATGATAAGCAATTAGTGTAACTTACACAATTAGACGAAGGCTGCCGAAATCTTTCGACGGTCTTTTTGTGATTGCGAAACTTTTAGCGAGCGCTTACGTAAATACCGTAGGAAAACTCATTGCGGATAAGTTTGGTGCCGTAGTATAATTTTACTAACTCATAACGGAGGTTAGGCAGATGGTTAATTTCATTAAATACGTAGGACTGGCTATTTTGGCGTTAGGTGTTGTTTCTTTCTTTGTATTAGGCTTCGGATTAAAGGTGTATACGCCGGGATTGTCGGAAGGTTATACGTATGCCGATCCTCACCCGTTGCGTTGGTTCTTTGCTGCTGCGTCATTACTCGGGGCGTCATTCTTCGGAAGTATGCTGCTTGGGGTGTCCCGCATCCTATTCCACAAGGAATCAGAATCCGAACATATCCGAGAAATCCAAGAAGATATCCGCCTTATGAAAGCTCGCGGCGGAATTGTAAAATAGATAGTAGCGCCCTGTCCTTCGCGGATGGGGCGATTTTTTTTTGTTATGCAGACGATTGTTTTTCTTTCGGCTTTGTTATCGACTGAATGAACGCGGTGAATGTCGGCGCCTGGAATACCTTAAACGGGAACGAAGGCAGTCCGTATCGCGTGTCCGATAGAATCAATACATGCGGAAACATAATCCGCTCGGGATTCTGCCACGCTTCCAACGCGATAATGCCCGACTGGAAAAACGCTTCGTACCGGTCTAACTTTTCGCGCATCTGCTTTTCCGAATAAACCGACCGCTGCACCTCGATAAAGAAAGGCGTCCGCCGATATAACGCAAATATATCCGGCTCGACCGTACCTTTATCGCCGTACTTAGGCTCCACCAAGAACGACTCCAACGCCTGCCCCCGCATCTCTTTGTAAACGTTACCTATCGCAAGAAAATGATCGATCTTGGCGCTGTTCTTTTTCATCGTCGTTTCGCCGCCAAAGTAAACGTAAGGCTGGCGCGCCGTAGATCGCTGAATATGTCCGTCTCTAAGTAACCGCAGCAGAACGTTATTGGCTGCGTATTTTGGTCTGCGCAAATTTCCGAAGTGTAGCTCGGCAATCGTATCGCGATCCATTACGCGAAATTTATTAAGATCGGCAATGATCGCTTTATCTCGGTTAGTAAGGGCCATCGATAAACACGTCCTTTTCCGTTAAGATTTCCGGCTCGGCTGCCGGTGGTTGCGGTGGCGGGCCGTCAACAAAGCGGTTATTCCAGTTATCGATCCGATACGCGTCGAGTATCTTATCGGCGTTCTCTTCCGATAAGTAAGGCGCCTGCAGTTCGGTTAGTTCATCGCGTTTAATTACGAACCGGCCGGGCGTCGTTTTACTAATCCGCTCACTTCCAGGCGTACCGATAATTTTTGCGTTAGATGCGTCCGTAGTACGAAATCCCATCCTAACCGTTAATAAGCTGCGGATTTTTGTATCGAGAATATCGTGAGAAGGCCGCTGCAAGCTTAAGATTACGTAAATACCAAGCGCTCGGCCAAGTGATACTAACTGAACGATGATCTTTCGCATTTCTTTATCGTCCATTATCATAACGATCTCATCGATACAAAGAAGGATATAAGGCGGCTTAGTCGCGGCCGGTAATTTATCGACGTGGGTAACGCTATGTTTGTTTAACGTTTCGCTGCGCTTTTTTAATTCAATCGCAAGAAAGGAGAGCATAACGGCGAGGTCTTCCGGATACACACAAACGCTTTTTACGTGGCCGACACGTTTGAATAAGTGAAATTCACTCATCTTTAGATCGCCTAAATAAAGGTGAAGCTCGTCGGCCGTCTTGTGTTGGATGAGCGTTGTCAAAATACTACGGAGCTGCGTACTTTTCCCTGCGCCGGGCTCTCCGGATATAAGGCAGTTAGGTTCCGTTATTGCGTCGTAAACCATCCAATTTCCGTTTATATCCCTTCCACAAACAATCGGCAGCCCTTTACCGACCAAAGCCGGCCCTATATTCGAGAAGCTATACGGCAGGGCTCCGGCTTGTGGACGTTTGTATATCGTTAATACGTACTTCTTAAGCTCGCCTTTTAACTCGATACTTTCCCCGAACACTTGCTTAAAAACGTACTCCTTTTTCGCGACGTCTTTCGGGTCCATACCGTTGAGTAGCGTGAAGACATAACGCGTAAAATGCTCGTTAATAGTGACATCATGAATCTTCGGATATCGTCGCGCCTCCTTACCGTTAGACAGCCGATTTCCGATATACAGATTCGCAGCGTTAAAAGCATATTTCAGCGTATTTTTAGCGTGCATAGAACGGAACATATCTAATACTTTCGGCAAGGTAAACGCCTCCTATAACGTGGTGAAAAAGCGAAGCAATAAAGCGAAATATCCAACGGGCAGTCCGATCTTAAGCAAGCCGTTAAGGGCGTCCGCAATGTATGAGAATTTACCGCCAAACAAGCGCCCCTCTAACCAAGCTGCTCCGATACAGACAAGTCCGGCTCCGCCAACCAAAACGTACAGGCCGACAACCTCCGGTGTCATATCGAAAAATCCCTCTAACGTTAATCCCGGCACAAACGAAAAAGCTCGCGTTCCTCGGTCGTTCATTCGTTTCGCTTTATTCAA